CTAAATCTGATGGTGGTGTTGCAGCAGCAGGTATAGCTGTTTGATATCCAGTAAACGCTAGGTTATCTTTACCTGCGATTCGTACAATATCTCCATTACTATTTTTTATAAAGATTGCAGGGTCGCTAGCATTAATGTTTAATGCAAGTTCTCCTTCAAGCATGTTCCCAGCTGTTGGCTGTTGGGCTACACCAGTGTTTACAACATTAGAGTGCTTTAATTGAATTTTCATCGATAAACGCCCTAGACAATCTTCTTGTTATATCTATTTTAGCTTTTATCTTAAGCAATATCTTCTTCAAACATCTTTGATAAATTTGCGTGAATCTGATCTTGTAAAACCTTCCCTAGCATATGTTGATATGTCATCAATAATTTAGTTGTATCCTTAAGACTATTTTGAAGAGCTTTCACTTCTGTGCATGTGTCAATATCATCAGTGATTACTCGTAGTGTTAGTACTTTTTCAAGTGGTAGCTGAAAATCTTCTGACTTAAACATAAGACTCTATATTCACTCCTATTCCTCACGATAACGTATTGTATTATTATTGCTTACCATCGAAGACCATATATGCAGTTTTAGTCGAGTTTAGATTCAATGCTTTAGATAATGAGAACACGATCTCTGAAATTGAAATACCTGTACGTCTATAGGCACGATCAAAGTTATCGTAACTTTCTTGTGTATCTTTACTTAATTTTTCCTCGAATCCTTCACGAGCTTCCAATGTTGGATATTTATTAGGCTCTAGAACTTTCATATTTTCATTTAACATTGTTGCTATTGTGTGTTTGCATAGCTTAAAACTTAAACGATGATCTTCTGATTCCCAGCTGCTTGCTTTGCCTGCTACAACTGATTGTCCTGCTGCTAGATAATCATCCTGGCCTTGAGCTGTTGGTAATGGATATCGATTTTGCCTATTTGTTTTTCTTGTGCCTTCATCTTGACCTGATTGAGGCATGCTTAGCATGGATTGAGAAAAGTTGGGACAACTACAAGAATACATATTTGCGGGTACTAAAGTAGCACCCACAGTAAATACAGAATCCATCCAGGGATCTATATCTGTATTCAGGTTAGTCCATTTAGTTTCAGTAGTAAAAGTTTTTGCAAAACTATTGTCTGAGAAAACAAGTGTCGTACCATCTCCTAAAGTGGGGTATAAATTAATTTCTGATAGATATGGAACAGATTCAAAAATTAAAAAGCCGTCTACTACATCACTTTTTCTGATAATAAAAGGAAGTAACGAATATGAAATTTTCTCAACTTTGCTTTCAATAAAAGCAGCATCAAAATATATACCTGGAAAATATCTTTGATATGCTGTCTTATTAAATACATATGAACCTTCAATCGTAAGTTCGGCGTTTGTTGTATTGAAGATTGTTGGCAAGCCGGTGAGATCAAGCAATGAAGGAGGCAGTGCGTTTACACCCTGGTCCAGAGCTACCAGCCCTTGGCCTGTTTCAATCCCTTTCATCTTTAATTCAAAGAAGTAACTATCATCTGAATAGGTAGCAGTGTCAAGAGATGATATTTGTTTTTCAATAAAAAAGTTATCAACATAGATTACTTTACCGTCAAGTAGTTCAGGATTATTTAAAACATTAAATTGAGACGGGTCTTCTTTCTGCTTGTAGTTAATTCCTTGGTTAGGACTAAATTCACCACTATTAACTGATACTGTCACATCAGAAACAGGTATTTTTACTTTTACGATTGTTTTCTCTTGCGTAAAATTAATAGCATTTTCTTCAATTTTAGATATAGTTTTACCGCTATAAACACTAGGTTTCTCGTCTGAGGTTAGTACTTTTTTAAGTGTTGCTTCTGTTCTGTCATTCTGTGTCAACGGGCCATCAGCAAGGCGATCTCCCACCATTTGTACTAACAAACTTTTGTTTGTTGAGTCTGGGTTTATTTTTACATAGATCTCACGATTTAATCTATTCTCTGAATAGGTTTCTGGATTACTGTAAATACTTACAATTGTTCCTAAAGACTTGCTTTCTTGATTCTTCTTTATTACATAGTAGGTATTTGAATCCGCGTTTGCTGTTGGATACTCGAATCCTGTGTATGTATTATTTATTTCATATGGCAGTCCTTTGAACAATGTTGATGTTATTACTGCATCTTCAAATGGCTTATTAGTATCAGAGACTACTGTGAATGGATCATATGTTGTGTTTTTAATTTTAATTCGTTCCCATGCTGCTCTATTATATATTTCATACCCCTTTCTCCATTTCACCCAATCACTATCAAGGTTCCATTTTTCAATAACGGATCTTTGAATAGTTGAGCCAAATCTGCGATCACCTGGATAGTACCCAACGGCTCCAAGCTTTCCCCCTTTGCCTACATTTCCAAAAGGCTTAAATGAAAAATTACTGTCATTTCCAAAGCCATTCTGCTTTCTAGGCATTAATAGAAGCCACCCTGCACACCTACCAGTGGAGCATTCAGTGCTGTGTCATTTCCACTTTGTTTCTTGACTGCTGCCCAGAGTGCTTTTCCTTTAGGAATGTATAGTGCTTGAAACTGAGTACCGATAACATCACTGGAATCAGTAGAACCTACAGCTGGTACTGGATTCAATACATAAGGCATTGCTCCATATACTGTTTTAGATCCTTCAGTTGTGGCCCCATTAAAGGTTCCAACAAATACCGCATCGGTTGGGGATAACTGTGTTGCAGAGCTTGCAAAGTACATGTTAATTGTATATGCTGCACTTGTCGCCCTAGCTAATGCATAAATTTCAGAAGCAATTGCACCATCATTAGTTGTACAATTAACAATTAACTGTGCACCATTTGAACCACCCACAGTAATAACAGTATTTTGTTCAACAGTTGCTCCCTTTAGATCAACAATTGAATGCAGTACGTTATCAACAAGAAGCGGTTGCTTATTAGTAGAAGTAGAAGCCATTATGCATTACCTTTGTTTGATTTACGTTTCTTGGGAATAGTGGTTTTAGTACTGCCTGGAACCATTGCCATTGGATCGGGCATCATTGCTGGCTGACCTGTTAGACCCATAGCACTCTGTGGCTTATCCATCATCGATGGATGTGAGTTGATGCCTACTGATGCCATGTATTCAGCTGGCGCTTGCAGCGTGTTTACTGCTCCAAAAGGTATGTTGCCTTGATATCCACGGCCAAGTGGCATTGAGGTAGGAACTTGTGAACGAGCAACCCTTGATGGATCAACTGCTGCTGTACCTAGTTGAGTTGCATTGACCAACCCCTTATCCTGATAAGGGAATTTATTAACAGCTACTCCATTTGGACCTTGAGGCATAGCACTTAGCTGTGGACCAAGACTGACAATATTGTCTGGATTGTTGTTCTGTGTTGTTGGATCCCCTGGTGTTAAAGCCATGTTAATAGACAGCTTTTCTCGATTAGGATCTAGAGCGATTGAATTCAGTTGTACTTTACTTCTAGCCATTATCAAATCCTCGTAGTTTGTTCACGATCATTGTTGCCATCTTCTGAATTACCAACAGCACTACGATACATAGCAAGCTTTCTGTCTAAAGCATCTGAAGCCATGTCAGTTTGCTGTTGCCCTTCAGATTCAGGTTTTTCAACCCTTTCATCAGGCATGGGTTCGCCAGTTGTAATTTGTGGCTGTACTCCTACTGCGTAAGGATTACCATCACCTTGAGCAATTGCTTGCTTAAGTTTCATTCGATAGTCAGCTTCTTGACTATCCATGGTAATTTTAGGAGCACCGTGTGTATTTACGGCATGCATAATTGTATGGTTTAAATCCTAGATCTATTCTACACTTAACACCAACTTGTGCTGAGCATCATTCGTGTGCCTACAGCAGTATCTGCCGGACCGGGCACTGCCAATATAAACTCTGCACCAGCACGTTCAAATGAATAACGACGTACTTCAGGACGCCTATAGTTTGGAACATACAATGTTTCTGCTAGTCGATCGACTTCACGGAGATAAATCTCGCGGAAATATTCATCACCTTTTAGTGGATCAGATGTATTGATTGTACGGTCAACGTCACCTGAAATCCTTTCCTGTCTTGAAGGATTCAGTGTTCCTGTTCCACTAGGATCAAGGAAATCATCTGGAATTGCGGCACTTGCTTTCCATGAAATATCACAACGTTTGATGTGATATGCAATCTGCTCATACCAGTATTCATCTGGTACTAGAGCCATTGCTTCTTCTAAGCGTGAACGATCACCTGCCGGTATTTGTGCTCCTGCATTAAATCCAAGATGAAATCTAGTCTTTGACTTTAGATAATCGTCTAGTTCCATTACGCAGCTCCAGTAATATTGCTGTAAGTATCAGCAAGGACTTCTTGTAGTTGTTGTGTTTCAGCTGACGATAAGGTCCCTTCTGTCTGCAGTTTTGCCAGCAATACTGCTGCTGGATTATTCTGCATTGCTTCTGATCTTACATTTGCTCCAAGTGCTCCACCCAGTATTGCTCCTACTAACCCCCCTGCAAAACGCGGTCCAGGTTTTACAGCATTACGCATGCTGTTCATTGCACCAGTAACTTGCTTTGCACCTCCTGTTAAGCGATTTTTTAACTGTCCAAGTCCATATGGAACTTCACCGGCTGCAGTACCAACCAATGCACCCGCACCACTACCTAATAAAGCAGCGGTACCCACGCCCATTTGATTCTGTTGATCTTGCTGCGCTTTAGCTAGTAACGCTTCTTCAATACTAATAGCCATTACTATGCTTCTACGTTGTTATAACTAGTTTAACTAATAAAGATTAAGTCTTCTTCAATCAACTGATCCCAGTTGACACGTGGAATGTTTTCTAGCTGTTTGAGGTTTGCAAATCTTTCGCCACTCAAAGACATACGTAGTTCAACAATCTTCTTAGCTGTTGCAAAACCTACACCGGGCAGACGTTTTGCAATTTGCTCAGCTTGTGCGGCATTTAAATTCAAGCGCATATCTTCAATAGGAACAATTGGATCAGGCAAAGGCTCCTCAGGAATTGCTTGATCAATCTGTGCAATTTTTACCATCCTCCCTTTTTCACGATCATAAGGGACTAATTGCTCTAATGTCATAAAAGTTACGTTGCCCCCTGCGTCTTTTACCATCGCAAATTCTTTGTCGTGAGTACTAATAAACTCAACCAACTTTCCTGTCTTACTGTCTTGAAATAATTTTTGGTCGGACATATTTTTTGGGGTATTCCTTTTCATATTATAGGCACAAAAAAAGCGCCTCATAAGAGACGCTCTTGTTATCTGATATAGATTATCAGGTGCCTTGACCAGCTTCAATTCCGTAAGGAATGTGAGCATCACCTGCATCAGGTGCAGGAGCGGGACGGTAATAGCAGATCTCAACCAAGATGGCAGAGGGGCTTTTACGGTCTGCGCCAGCAGAAGGGTTCTGCTCAGCAGTGAAGTTCGCAGAAGTGATGACCTGAACAGCAGTGTCAGCAGAAGTGCTAACCGCAGTGCCGTTGATAATGCCCAACATTGCGGAGGCAGCGCCATCAACAGGGAAGAACTTATCAGCAGCAGCTGTCAGAGTTACTTCACTACCAGTGTCACCAGGAGCGTTACTGCCAAGAGCAACGATCTTTACGGTGTTACCAGAAGCAGCAGCTTTGACGCCAGGTGCATTCAATGCGGTGCGATAAACAACGGAATTCTTAGGAATTACGAATGCTTTATCGATCCGTGGCTTGTCATCCTGACGAAGATCAGGGGACAGAACCTTCAAGTTATAGGTGCCAGCTGACAGAACACCACCAGAAAGAGTTCCAGCGATATCGGGGTCAAGCACAAGTGCACCGACGATGCGGTAGAACTCAACACCTGGGAGAGCCTCAACACCCTGTTCGCGATATGCGTTCAGGTGGGCTACATAATTACCGGGAAAAATTGTAGACATAGTTAGTTAACTCCTATCAATATACGAAAGAGTAACCAACCGTAATGAAATCGCGATTAAGCGTTTCAAAACCGGCAAACAGCGACCAGATCATGATGATGAAACGGCTGAAGTCGTCGTTGTTGTTCAACAGAATCTGTGCGTTGTTACCACCAATACCCACGCCAACAGCCTGAGGGCCGAAGAAGACAAGTTGTGATGCTGTGTAATCAGCAGCACCCGAAGCTTCATCAGTCACAACCAAGTTGTAAGTGGTTTCGGGCAGGTTGGTGGACTCAAACCAACGGACACCCTCAAAGAGGAAGCCAGTAGGCATAACGGGTTGACCGGCAACAAAGCCAGCTTGGCCGTAAGCAGGACCCATGCCTTGGTAGAAGTTGGCATTAGGTGCCTCACCAGGGTTCATAGGATTAACAATCCCTTGACCTGGATAGCGTGCGATTTCGCGGAAATCAGCGTTCTGACGCAGATGCATCATTGCTGTTGGATCCACGATGCAACGGTAGTAACCATCACCGAAGGTGGGGACGTTGCGCTTACGCATGTCCTTGACTACTTCGAGGAGGTCAGTCTTGACATCAAATTTAGCGGACTCGCCAGCGGCATAAGTCACACCCAAGGTTCCACCAGATCCGCCTTTAGGCTTTCCACCTGGCAGGTAGTAACCACCTTGATCTTTGCTGGCTTGACCAGCAGCTTCTGCCTTCAGCAATTCGTTTGCGAAGACACGATCACGCCAACGACGATAGTCATCCAGCAGGGTCAAAGAACCAATGCTTTGGTGGAAGACATTCAGGTTGCCGGTATCAAGCAGCAGACGCTGAGCAGTGATCAGGGTTTCACGAGCCACCTTGAAAGTAGAAGGCTGTGAAGCATCGCGAGAATCAGCAGGGCCGGTGTACTCACGAAGAGTAACGA